GCTATAAGCTTTAGAAACTCTCCGAAGAGCATGACGTCGTCGTTAGGCGTGCCTTCTTTTCTGCCGCAATGATATATGAAATCTTCTAGGGCGGCTATCTCTTGCCTGTCCTGATCGTTGTATGGGTCCGTTGAATCTTTCTTGATGATCCTAAAGCCCATCTCAAATTTCTTGTGCTCTGGTCTAGAGAAGCGCAGCAGCGTGTCGACTCTGCACTGAATTATAGAAGACACGAGCCAGTCTCTAAGGGAGACCTCTTTAAGAGTCCTGTTAGAAAGTCTAGATATCTTGTTTTTAAAGATTACCTGGTTTCCAAAAGTATCGAAGTATGGATCATCTAATATGGCTTTTCGGCCTATCTGAGACGAAGCATCGTGATTTTCCGGAATCTCGGGAAGAGAGTCGGCACCTCTAACGTCTACAGATGTGGTGGCCTCGTCGGACTTCAAAAGGTCCTGGATCTGACCGCGCATTCTATCTTTAAGCCAATCATCCCACCAACTCATAGTTATATTTTACCTTTAAAAAGTCCAAACAAAGCTGCCGGATCCACCAGATTCGTCGTCAGAATCGTCTAATTCCGATATTTTACCAATTTTTCCTAATTTGCTGATGTCTGGCTCAGATTCTTGAAATCTTATCCCTTTGCTCTCGGCAAATTCACTTGCGTCTGGCATCTTGGTGAAGTTGCCGTTTGTGTCTACTGGCAACTGAGCTCTCTCGAGATCTAATCCAGAGCCTAAGATCAGTGTGTTCTTAGAGAACATAAGAGCCATGGGGTATCTAAGTGCGTCAATGTAATGGTCATGCTCAGTATCTGGGTCGTCAGTGGGAACACCGGCTGCGTCCAGCTTATAGTGATAGAGAGTCATCTCGTTTAATATCGGCCCGCATGTTTCTTTAGCAAAGAATAACTTAGGCTCGATCGAGCCAGGTATCTTTAAGAACTTCTTGATGACTTGAATACCAGTGTTAATAGAGCCTTTATCCGCTTGGTTAGCGACCGGAAGTCCACTTTTTCTCATTTCTTGTATCGCGCCTTGGTCAGCAGCGTCAGGCACATACAGCTGGCATCGATACATGTTGTGATACTTAGTCTTTATGTAGTGTATCCAAGATGGCTGACTTACGAAAGTCATACCATCGCACTTAACTACGTATATGTTCTCTCTCTTGTCTACGAAAAAGTATACGACAGTGTTGGGCGAAGAGAAGCCCCAGTCTATCCCAGCGTAGCAACTTAAATTTAGCTCGTGGCATTTCTTAACGAACATGTCGTGCGTACATTCGCCTGGAAATTCCTTGCCGGTTAGGATTCTCCACATCTGGTTCCAATTCTTAACGTGAATTTTTTCTTCGTACTCTCTGAACACGACACCTTCGACTGAAGGCTTAAGATTCATGAGCTGCGACAGCGCCCAGTCAGCGCCTTCAGATCTAACCTTCTGCGCCAGTTCGTCGATAGTCTTAAGCATCGGCGACTTAGAGTTCTGCTTCTTAAGATCAGTTAGGCATATGGCAGCTAGCGGACATTTGAGGCATCCGTCATAGAGCTTGTGGTGAACATATTCTTTTTGCTTTAACTTATCTTTCTTATCAAACTCAGACTTACTGAGAACTTCCATCTGATCTTGAAGAACATAGGCATCAACTTCAGTAGTGCCTGATCTGTTATCGCTGCATCTCTCAGTGAACTCTAGCGCAGTCCAGTACTCAACTTTTCGACCAGCCTTCTCGGCCTCCTCTATCTGCTTGTTCATCAGGCCATATCTAGATTTTCTAGTTGAAATGCCTATTCTTAGAGGCTTCTTTCCGCTTCTAGAGTCAAGGATCCCGCTGATCTCTCTGTATGCTTTTGCTTGCTCGCCACTGACCGTATCGATCTCGTCCACGAACACTAGCGGAACGTGAGGGCCGTTGACAGATTTCATGGTTAGCGGCAAAACTTCTATGCTGACTTGTTGGTCTGTTATATTAAACACAGACTTTTCCATGGTTTCTCTCATTATTATCTGAGGATACGGTTTCTGGGTTTTCGGATCAAGATTATCTTTGACAGGATAAAGAATGTCTTTTATCTTGGGGTTATTGTAGAACCCTTGCTGATACTCGAAGCATCTCTTCGCTTGCTGCAAGATAGCACCGATATGACACACGCTTCTCTTATCGTGTATCATGACCATAAACTCAACTATACCGGCTCCGAGCGTCTTACCTGATCCTCGACTGGCGCAGTATATAAGATCTTGCAGATTTTGCGGGTTATCGTTATTGACGCAGATGTTGTATATGTTCCACGCTGCGTCAAGCGGATTAGTAGTTGCGTACCTAGAAACCGTTATGTCCGGCAGGTGAATATTTAAGAAGTATTTAAGCCAGGCAGAAAACTCTTTTTTAGTCTTGCACGGCTTAAAGAATAGTTTGCGACGCTTATCGTACGGAAGAACCGAACTCTTCTGAGTAGGCTTACCTTTCAAGATTAAACGACATCTTCAATAGAGACGTCGTCCTCCTGAGGTTCATGCGACACTTGAGTTTTTGCCTGCGGCGGAACAAGAGCCTCTAGCAGCGGAGACTTGGCGTCTTTCTTCGGTGAAGATGTAGCTCCAGCAACTATCTTCTGTAGAGTCTCTACGACATCTTTATATTCTTTAATAGAAGATACTCTCAACGAGGGTTTGGGATTGTTGATTGGATCTTGTATGTATTTGAGCATGGACTCCATGTGTTCAGCGTTGCTAACTGAAAGTATTGCCGTCAGAAAATCAACTTGCTCTAGTACAGAGCGAACAACTCTAGCTCTCACCCTATCCTGAAGGGTGTGCATCATCTTGTCTCTATCTTTTGCCCAGCCCCTTAGAGAAGCTGTTAGCGCGACCTGGCCTATGGGATATTGGGGGAACTGCTGGGCGATCTTAGCAAGAGAATCACCAAGCAGATACATCTCATATAGCTTAGCGGCCTCAAGGTCCTTTAAGGCACCAGCGGTCTTGTGCTTTCTAAGCCACTTAGTCGCTAGCTTTATTTCTTCTTCTGACAGACCGTACTTCTCCTCGTCTGTCAGATGCTTCTTTAAGGCCATTATCTAACTCCCAACAATGATTATACCTTATATTATGTATAGTCTGCTTAATTCTAGCTTGAGATATGCCTTTATATTTAGATAGTTGCGCTACACTCAGCCCTAAGGCAAGCAAGCACAGCACGCTGACTTCGTACGTTGAGAAGTTATTTAAGAACATGAGAAATGTTCCTGAGTCAGAATTTATTAAACTCCATATGCTATATTTTACGCTTATATCGTCTTCGATATTGGATGAGCTCTCAAGCAGTAGAGACGGAAATGTTTCTGGATCTTTGCCGTTTAGATAGTGTATCCAAAGTTCTTGTCTAAGATCAGGATCACTGGTCAGGCTGTTTATCAAATTGCTTATTAATTTCTGATTCATCATTTGGCAAGTCGTCTACGTACTTATCAAATGTAGCAATCTCAACTTTAGTGGACCACTTGGGCCCGCAGAAATCTACTACAAATTTATTTAAAACCTTAGCAAAGTCTAGACTTCCTTCCTTCTTTAAAAGTCTCTTGAATCTCCACATGCCAAATATAGTATCTGACTTATGAAGTCGATTGTACAGATCTATTTTATCACTGAGACTATCTGTGACATATATCTTGTAAGATACGACCTTAGTAGCTGGATCTACAGCCAATTCCACAGCCTGAACGTCTTTATGAACTATGGATCCGCAGAAAAACAGCTGATTCTTGATGCCGTCAGTTATTAGACCATTATTGAGCAGCCATCTCTGCTGATCCACATACTCTAATAATTCTTTAGAATCAAGCGATTCATCGTTCATATATAATAATTATACCAGGGTCATACCTAGAGCTATCTAAGTGTTTAATAACTCTATAGTTTTCTCTAATAAAGTGCCTTTATTTAGAGAGCCATCGTAGAATTTATCTATGTAGTCAGTGATTGCTCCTTCAACGCTGAAAGCGCTTATCTTCTTAGATATCTTATTTGAGTCTGTGAACTTAGATCTAATTCTTATAGACGCGCCAGACTTGATAAGCTCCTTATGAGCTGAACTGTTTAGGTACGAGACTATCTCAGCCTTAGGCCCAGACAAGTCTATTATCCAGTGGTCCTTAGATCCTGCGCACATGGCCGATATATGATTACCTATATCCTGCAGAGATATATCCACGCCAACGTCAAAAGAGGCACTTTTCCACAGTGGGAAGGGAGAAGGAATGAAGCGTTGCTCGTAAGTTTCGCTATCTAATATAGTAACGCCTTTTATCATATCTACGTCGCTAGCAGACTGAGCAAACGGAGTGCCGACGTAATAGACTTTATCACCGCATTTTTGCCTCTTATGAATGTGTCCTGAAAATATCAGATCTGCCGACACTAACTTCTGATCTACTCCGCTGTAGCTAACTATCTCGCCTAAATTAGCTCCGCTAAAAGTTTGGTGCGCAAAACACAGGTCTCTAGTCTTCGAAGGAAAAAGAGAGTCTTCGTGCTTGAAGGCGACCATAGTCATATTTTCTAACTCAAGCGTATCATCAACAACAGTGAACTTATCTATCTTATTTTTTAAGTGCGATAGAGCGTGATACTTTATGTCGTTCGGCTTGTACATGTCGTGATTGCCGACTATATAAAAGTACTCGCTATGCTTGGTTATTTCATAGACGTTGGCCATAAACTCCGACATCACTTCTGACCTAATGACAGAGTGAGTGTCGAAGGTATCTCCAAGATTTATGACGATATCAGGCTTCTCTTGCAGAACAAGAGAGAGTATCCATCTCAAGAACTCCATGGACATCTGGAACTTCGTTATCTTGAGATGAGGGTCGCCTATCAACAGTATTTTTGCCATTGCCGTATTTGTTGGAGTTGTAGCACGCGTCGCAGAAAAGCTCTGAAAAAACACAAGTATCTTTTATGTAATGCCTGCCGTAAGAACTACTGTTAGTGCAAAAATCACACTTATCCATTAAAGGTCCTTATCGATATCGTCGAACTGATGGAGACCGCCCATCTCTTCGTTTCTTTTGTTTATCTGGTCATCTGTCGCCGAAAGACAATGCTCCATTATTTCTTCTTGGATCTTCTTGGAGCCAGCTACGAACGTGCGCATGTTAGCTTCGCCTCTGATCGGGTCGTATGAGGCGAACTGCCACATCTGAATGTTTTCTTTGCCGGTCTCAGGGTTTTTGGGATGATAAACCACCTGAAGACTCTTAGCAAGATCAAAGATCTCATCCGGCACGTTGACGATTCCGCTATCATAATCTAGAGTAAACTGCGCAGTTCGATACGGTGCTGCGGTCCTATTCTTCTTAAACTTAACGCGGACCTTATGACCAACCTGAGATGTAACGCCGAAGAAACTAGATTCTCCTTCAACTCGTCCGTCTTTCGTGTCTATCCTAGTCACCTCTGCCATGTAGTCGCAGAAATGCTTGAGCGCTCTTCCGTCTGGAATTAACCAGGGATTAGACATCTTCTTGTATTGATCCATCTCTTCATAAACCTGCTGAACCAGCAAGCAAGTAACACCATACTCGCGGATCACAGGAGTAACATGCTTCAAAGCTGATCCTAGGTAAGATGCACCCCCACCGCCCATAACCATGTCGGTGGACTGCTTCTTCATGTCTTTTGGATACTTGATCGACTTGACAGAATCGATGGCTATAGCCTTGATGGGCGCGCCTTCCTGAAGCATCTCAAGCATCTCACCAGAGATGTAGTCAAATATCTTGAGCGGATCGTTAGTCTGTCGGACAACTAGCCTAGATAGATCTCCGCCTAGCTTCTCAAACCAGCTAGGATTAAAGGCGTACTCCGCGTCGAACAGTATGCAGATAGCTTCGGGATCCTTCTTCTGAATCTGCGCCATGGTTAGCTGCATCAGCAGAGATTTACCGCTAGACTCGGGTCCATAAAATAGTAAAGCCTTGCCGCTGACTAGTCCGCCGTTGCCTACAGCCCAATTTAGCGATGGGCTCGGCAAGGGGATAACAGATTCAGTGGGTCTAGTTATATGAGAAGCTATCTTTCCAAAATCAGAAGTCAGCCTTTGCATCCATTTATTCGAACTCATTTACATTCCCTCATATGGCGTTTGATATTGGTCAGTATATAGAATACGTTTTACATCGTCGTGCGCTTGCCTTAATATACTGAGTTTATTTTTTAGTAAGGTGACCATGGCCTCGGTTCTAGCTTTATCATCGGCAGCCTTCATTACATCTGAGTCTAGATTTATATACATTTTTCTAGCCTCGGACGTATCTTTTACGCCTTTCTCTTTTAAGAAATCTGATGCCTTATCTAGATAAGCAAAAGATTCAGCTTGCTCTAATCTAGCTTTAGCTTTAACGTCGGCTTGAATTGCTTTCGCCAGTAAAACGCCTGCTACGTCCTGACCTTCGATAAAGTCTTTTAGATAAATCGCCCCCATCATCCTGTTGATGGAGGCGATATCCTTTACTTTATCTAGATAACGAGCAAGCGCGGTTATAT